CAGCGCTCAGGTTCCCGGCGGTACTAAAGTTTCCAGCCGTGACCACGCCACTCACGCCCAGGTTGCCGGTAATTGAGCCGCCACCGCTCAGCTTCAGGTATCCCGACGACAACCCGTGGATCGCGTTGTCGGCCGTCGTCCAGTTGGCGTTGAGCAGGTTGCCCCACGAGTCTTGATTCCCGCCAATAGCGGGAAGGCTGAACCCGTAGTTGGGCGTGGTGGTGCCGCTCATGGCTGCGGTCCTATGCTATGCCTGCCGGCGGCTTGCCTGGCCATGGAATAGGCGGCGTCAGCGCTGTCTCGACTGGATCGTCAGCAAGAGAGATTTTCCAGGTGGCACCGGGGTCCCGAGGGACCAAAATCAGCCATCCTAGCGGCCCTAAGCCACGCCTGCGCCCCTGCCAGCCGACCAGGCGGATGTAGTCCTGCCTGTTGCCTTCACTCAGCACGCCTTTGGTGCGCCGCGCCTGCTTGTCCTCCAGCACATAATACGGCTTACCGTCGCAGGCGACCCATTGCGGGTTGGGCTGCGCGGTGTTGGACATCGAACCTGCGAAAGTGGCCATCGTTGTCTCCTATGGTCCGTCTGGAATGAAGCGTTCCACGTCTTCCGCGGTCATTCGTTGCTGCGCCTGCTGCTGAAGCTGCGTTGTCAGGCCCTCGATGATGGGCGCGGAGATCTCGAACGGCATGGCGTGCTTGCGGAGCGCGAACAGCACGACGTTCCACTGCTCGGCCACCAGGTTGCACGTCATCGGTCGGTTCGGCTCGATCGGCTGCATCTCCATGCGGTGTCGCTCCTACGGTGTGGTGCTGCCGGTGACGGTGCCGCGCGCTCGCACGTTGCCTGACGCATCGACGCTCCACATATCGACGCCAGCGACGGTGTAATAGAGCCGCTGCGTCGCTGAGCGATATTGCAGGATGTGGTTGTTCTGTCCTGCTGCTGTGCCATCACCACTAAAGTCAATCGGCATGTTAGCAGCGAGCCTGATCCCAGCATCCTTCACGCCGCCATCAACCAGCGTGGCCTGTGAGAACTCCAGGATCGCATCGTAGTAGGCAGCGTTTGAATACAGGAATGCGCCATATGTCGTACTGGCGGCAGCGGCTGCATTGATGAGCCGTGAGAATTGCATCGCCAGCGTATGGCACTCCCAGGTCACTGTGCCATCAGTGACCGTCGCGCCTACCGTTGTTGGCCATGTCGGTTGCGTGCTTCCAGTTGTCCCGGCAACGATGCAACGATAGACAAAACCGTTGGCGACTGTCGGCTGTACAAGACCGACAGCGGTTGCCGTGCCGTTGCTGGCAACGCCATAATCGTGATTAGCCAGCCATGCCGCTGGTGTATTAGCGCGGTTGGCAAAATTGATAGCAACACGCCCGCCTTGATGTGGATCGTAAGCCGTGGCCGGGTCTTCCGGGCCGTTGGCTATGATGTCCGACTCCCATCCTATGATATTCCCGGTTGCTGTGGCGTCGAGGCCAGTGTTGTCCTGGCTTGAACCAAAAAACTGCCACGTTGCAGCGTAACCAAACTTGTGGACACGGCTGGCAATCGACACGTCTTGCGTTGCGTTCGGCGCCCCACCGATCCCGCCGTAGCTTTCAAGGTTGACGTTGTGCGACCACGTATAACCACTGGCACCTGTGAAACTGGAAGCGCCAACGACCAAACTACTGACGACAGTAGGCGCCCCAAAGGCGGTGGGGTTATTGTTGATCAGACCAACCTGAACCGTGGCAAAGCCATTGCTGCTGGTCGTCATCTGCTTATAGAAACCCTTACGGCCTATCAGCATCGTCTCTACGATATCGCCATCACCGATGTACTGTTGAAGACCGGCGTTGCCTTCCACCATGAAGCGGATATTGCCAGTACCGGCACCTCGCACGAAACCGGCGGTGTTAACATTCCACGTGCCAGGAGGCACATAGACTGTGCCATCGGTTGGTGCCGCATTGTATGCTGCCAGGAATGCCGCCGTGTCATTCGTGCCATCCATCTTGGCACCGAAGTCCTTGACGTTCATCCGATCGGCCGAGCGATCCTGTGCCGAGCGTGAGGCGGTGCTGCCGGTTGCGGTCCAGTAGAGCGGTGCCCCGATGCCTCCTGTCCCGCCCCACAGAGTATCCAGCCTGTCGGCGTTGAGGTTGAGGTGGCTGCCCCACTGGTTGATGTCAGCGTTGGCGATCGGCTTATAAAGACCAAGGTTTGGCGTCAGGGTGTAGTTGGAGCCACTCATGCCACCACCTCCAATCGCGGATCATTCGGCGGCCCTGACGGCAGCGTGGTAGCCGTCCAGGTGCCGGCCTCGCACATCTGGGTTGGGATGGCCCACGTCTCGATCATGTGCGCGGACGGCCCCAACGAGAGGGTCGCCAGGCCGGCGATCTGCACGACGCTGTATGGCGGCCACGGGCCGACGCCGAACGGGCCTGCACCGAAGGGGTATGCGCCGCTGCCGCTCATACAACACGCACTTGCAGCGCACTGACGTTTCGATAGATGCCGCCGACAGGGACGCCGGCACTCGCAGCAGCGGCGTCATTGGCGGCATTGGGCGGCGGCACAGCGAGGTTGACCGTTCCTGTCCCTGCGGTGGTCAGCGTCAGCGAGGCGTTCGCGCCTGATCCGGACGCGCCGATTGTCGCTGTTGCAGTTGCCGCGCCCGTAGCGCCGACGATCCACGCCAGCCGCTGCCCCACCAGCAACGTCTCTGCATTGCTATCCGTGTAAACCGCCCTGGTGTGATCAATGCCATGCAACCAGGTGCCGTCCAACTGTAATGGCCCGTAGGGATACTGTGATGCTGTGCCGGTGATGTCGCCGGTCGCGTAGATACCGCGTCCGGTCAGCCCGGCGACGCTGTTCGGCTCGATCAGGTAGCCGTTATAGAACTTGACCGGGAACCCCGTGCTGTTGTTGGCGGCTGAGCGACTGACCGAATAGCCGAACGTGGCGTTCTTGCCCTCGCCCCCGCCCGTGCCGCCGAACGTGACGGCTTCCGGCACCATCAGCAGGCCGCCGGTCGGGTTAGCCGGCGTCCGGTCACGCATCCAGCCTTTGTCGGCGCCGCGATTGACGACGTTCAGCTCACCGACGATGCAGGCCCAGTTGTTGGTTGTATCGTTCGGCGACTGCGCCACGATCCAGGCGGCCATCTTGGCTGGCGCCTGTCCCGCGATGAATGCAGTGTCGAAGATCGAAAGCAGAGTGGTTCCAACATCGAAGCCAGCCGACCCGGCGGTGCTGAGATAATCAAACCGGTGCCCGTTCGCACCATTGGCGCCAGTATTGTTTCCAACGAGATACGCGCCGGTAACGGCATTCGCGCCGGTCGCATTGCTGCTGCTCATCGTGAGACGGAAGTTGGTCGAGACGGTCTGGGTGGACTGGGTAAACAGCAAGCCAGTGTCGATAAACGCGCCGCCAGCGCCATACGCATACAGCCCAAGATTATCCGATGCGTCTGTTATGAACCGCCAGCGATTGACCCCGGCATTCTGCCAGTTGATGCCCTTGTTAGCACCGGCCGCGCCGTTGAGTGTGAGCGTCGGCACGCCTGTTCCGCTGCCGATGGCTAGATTGCCGGGTGTGATCGTGCCGCCGGCAGTCGGCAGCCATGGCGATGACGAGGTGCCCCCGACGCCTGACGCCGCCTGCACGTTGAGCGTGGCTGGTGAGAACCGCACGATGTCACCGGAGGCGACGGATATGGTCATCGGCACACCGCTCGTCGGGTCCATTAACTGTCCCCAGTAAAGCCGATTGCCGCCGATCTGCGCGTCCCACAGCTCGAAGTAGCCAACGGTGCCCCAGGCAGCCAATGCCATCGGGAACTCGATGGCGGCGACGTTAGCGGCCATGTTGGCCGGCGTGGTGGCAAGCGCAAAGGTGGCTGTCGTGCGATAATAGCCAAGACCGGACACCTCAATGCCTGGCGCGCTCTCGGTGGGAGCCTGCGCCGCCATGCACAGCGCCACGAACACTCGAGTCGGTGATACCATCGGCGCGAACCCGAGGGTATGGCCCAGCACTGCCTGCTCAAGTCCGAGGCTGGCGCTGCCGCTCATGTGGTCACCCCCTGCAGTTCGGCGTTGGACAGTGCCCTCGGCCAGTAGCGTACACGGCGCGCCCAGGCACAGATCTGGCCCTGAAAATGTTCCGGCCCAGCTATTGTCAGATTGACAATCGTGGGCAGCGATGTGACAGCATTACCGGCTGATGGCGTTCCTAAAATCCCATCATGGGCACTGGCAACAGCACCATTGAGGGTCCACGCGCCAGCGCCTTTATGCACAATGCCAGCCGTATTAACCGCGGCGGATGCACCAGTGCGAGCAACCTGAGTGCCGCCAACAAAGATAAAGGAACCCGCAACATTTGGGGAAGTCCCGGCGGGTGATGACATTTCATCAGCGTCGATGAAATCGTTGTTCGAGTTTGCCCCTACGAACTGGGCTGGCGCGTTGAAGGGAGAAGTAGCTCCTTTTAGTATATACTCTACTGCTAACGAACCCTTGGTCTGGTCATACCACGCTGCAACCGGCATAGAGCACGTCTCGACTGCCCGCGTCACAGTCGCTGCTGTCGTGGCGATCCACGATGTAGCAAATCCACCGGCCTCCAGGTTGGCATTCAGCACCGATCCAGTGACGGTGCATGTCAGCGTCCCGGCGGTTGGGGTGAACGTCAGTGTCACGCGAGTTGGGAAAGCACCAGCGCCGACAAGAGAGCCTGTTGACGTGCCGCTCAGCGTCACCGTGCCGGTGCCATAGAATGACAGCGTGTATGCCTGTGCAGTGACGGCTACCGACTGCGTGCCAAGCGTCGCACTGTTCAGGAGGATGTTGGTCCGCGCCTCCTCGATCAGCAATCCATTGAGTGCGTGTGTGCTCGGGTTGTAGTCCCAGCGCGGCGTGTTGGTGGTCGCCGTCTGCAACACACCAGCCGCATCAAAGTATGTGCCGGTGCTGGCGCGGGCGAACGTAATGCGGCTGTCTAGGCTTCCCGGCGTCATGAAGGACAGATCGAGCGTCACGCCGGGCGGACCACCGAGGACCGTCTGCTGTCCGGCGTGGTGCGGGGCTGTCACCTGGCGCGAGAACAGCATGCACCAGCCAGCCGCGCTGATCGGCCCCTCGATGCGCGCGCAGGAACTCGATGGGGCATAGTGGCGGCACATGCCGCAGCGCTCGGCGCCGCCGGCTGGCGTATAGCGCGCGGCCTGCCTGGTGGCCTTGGGCGTGGCGCGGGTGGTGAGCATCTGCAGCGGCATCAGAAGCACACCGCGACTTCGGCACGCAGCGGGGCTCCGCTATAATCGCTCTGCTGCTTCCAAAGATTGGCCCGTGTGATGGCCTGCTGCCATGTAGTGTCAGCCTGCGTCGCCCTGTCGTCGTCCAGTGCCCACAAGGCGCCTTGCTTAACAACGCCCCACAGGTAGACGGGATACAGATTTTCCAGAATGGGATTGGTGTCAGTCGGGAGGCGAAGCGGGACGGGCTTTGTATAATAGCCCATCATTATCTGTTGCGGCACCCAGCTTGGGTCAGGAGGATTTGGGATGGTTGGGTGGGGGAGCAGTTCTATGCAGTCATGCACGAGGCGGTAGGCGGTGCATGGCCCGCTGAAGGCTGTGATGGTGTCGTAGGGCTGCCAGCCGATCGGCGCATACTGCGGTGCCCAATGTCCCGACCATTGATCCTTGAGGACGAGCATCTCACCCGTGGTGTTGTCCCTGATGGACTCCATGGTGGCGAAGTCGGGCGGCAGGGTGATGTATGCGTTGTCGATCGGCTGCACGGCGTGCTTGACCTGGCAGCGCGCCCGCAGCGTCTCGGCCAGCTCAGTCTCCACTGCCAGCACCCAGCCCGGCATGACGCCGTTGGTCAGGATGTCCTGCCGGTTGAGGTAGCTGGCCACGTCGGCCTGGAGTTGCGCGAGGCTGGCCATCAGGGGGCCGCGACAACCACGGCATTGGACGGCGGGGCCGTGCCCGTGCCTGCCGCGTTTTCAGCCGTCACGACACAGGTGACGGAATGCCCGACATCGGCCCCGGTGACGGGAAGGTCCATGCCATCGCTGGGGATGTCGGCGCCGTCCATCTTCCACTGGTAGACGTAAGCGGCCGGCTCGCCCGTCCAGTTCCCCATGGTGCAGTTGAGCGTGCTGCCCACCTGCGAGACGTAGGGCACATCGACGTTGGTGGGCGCTGTGACAGTCACAGGCGGCGGGGCGCCGTCCGCATCCAGCATCAGCACCGGCTCGTATTGGCTGCCCTCCAGCACCGCGCCGGCGGCGGCTGTCTCCTCGCCCTGTGCCAGTGCTTTGACCTTCGCGTCACTGATGCCGTCGGCCTCGGGGTACATGCGGATCAGCGGCACCGGATCGATGTCGTCCGCGAGGACTGGCGCTGTGGTGCCGCTCATGGCTTGGTCTTTGGCGCTGGCTGCCCCGGTATCACCTGGGGTGCCACTGCGGGGTCGCCCTCGATCCAGACCGGCTCCTGCTGCGCAGCGACCAGCGTCGCGCCCTGCTCCCAGGTTTCCTTGCCCTGCGCGAGTGCCAGGGCCTCGACATCGGCGGCGCTGTCTGCCTCCGGGAACAGCCGATGCAGCAGCACGGGGTCGATGCCCTCGACCATGACCGGCTCGGCGCCTTTGGTCTCGGGCGTCTGCGCGACCTGGCCGGCCATCGGCGTCATGCTCCCCGCGGTTGCGGGAGCGCCACCGACGCCGGGTGTGGGCTTCATGCTGCCGGCATGCGGAGCGTCGTGTTTGGTTGGGCTGGCCATGGTGGTCTCCTTTAGATGCGTCGTCCGTCGTCTGTCCTGAACACGCGGTTGTCGCGCTCATCGAGCCAGGCATTGAGCGCCTTCTGGTCTTTCGTGATCCCGAGCTTCTGGAGCTGCTGCCAGATGACCATCGGAATGCGCGCGACATGGGTGATGCCGTCGGGCTGGCTTCTGGCCTGGTGCTTATCGAACGAATTCGCCTGGCGCTTGTTGGCTTCGATGATGGGCTTGAGGTCTTGCGTCTGGACGATGAGCGGCAGCCCGGTTTCGCTGTCGATCTCGATCGTCGTGCCGCGGCGCGTGACCGGGTTCCAGTTGTCGTACAGGTATTCCGTCATAGCGGTAATCCGCTATAAGCGGGGCGTTGCTGGCTGTGGGAAGCCAGCAGCGCCCCTGACCACGATCCTACTGGAGAGGACCGAAGCTGATGCCATATGATGATGACGAGACGCGCAAGTCTATCAAGACTGCTTATATGCGAACTTGGGTTGCGGAAAACCGCGAGGCTCGCGCTGCCTATCAGAAGGAATATGCCCAAAAGAACCGCGAAGCCTTGCGCGAGAACCGGCGACGTTATCGCGAGAAGAACCGCCAAAAGATCAGAGAAGCCAATAACGCGTCCATACGCGATCAGAACGGCGAACTGACCGAGACTTACAAGGAGCGTCTTGAGGCCAAGACCGAAAAATGGCGCCAGGACTTGGTGGCTATGGCGGGAAGACCGCGACCGAAGGTGTGCGACATCTGCGGCGGACCACCTGATCCCAAGAAGGGGATGCACTACGATCATTGCCATCAAACCGGCAAGTTTCGTGGCTGGCTTTGCCGCAAGTGCAACCTGATGCTCGGGAACGCCGAGGATGACCCCTCCCGGCTTCGGGAAGGGGCCTCTTACCTCGAACGCTTCAGTGAAGTAAATCAAAGTATAGACCTCACTGATTAAGGTCAAAAATGGTTGCATGCGCCTTCGGTGCAGTAGGGCGTATGCAACCCTCGAAAACGACACCCCCCTGAGAATTATCACCAGTTTGTGCGTAATCTTGCTGGATCATGTCCCTCTCAGGTAAAGGCGCCATTTCCACGTAATCTGTACTTACCAATAGTATTTGATGCGCCGGACAGAAGCGATCCGGAGCCAACTGGATGGTGCCGAAGTTGGTGCGGTACACGTCCACCGCGCCCTGGATGGTCATCTCGCCGGTTGGTGACGCCTGGACGATGTTCTGGGCGACGATGGGGTTGCCGGTCCCGCCTTGGCTGAGCGTCGCGAAGTAGTTCTTGATATTCCCGCTCATGATGGCGAGCGTCGGATTACCCCCTGCCTGCCAGCACTGCTGCACGGCGGCGTTCACCACGGCGAGGGTGAGGTCGAATGCGGTGCCGACGGTGCCTGCGTTGCTTCCGTCACCGATCGGCATAACGCCGGCGCCGGCGCCGCGTGCCCCGAAGTTGGTGTAGCAGGGCAGGCCCGACATGTGGCGAGGATCGGTGATGGTGCGGACGAGTGGCGAGGTGACGGCTAGTTCGAGGTCGCGCTTAACCTCCATGCCCCTCAAAATCATGTTCCTGTTATACTCGTCTTCGCCGCCGACCACGTCCACGACGCGGAGCGTATTCGATACCCCGACTGTGCGGGCGAGCAGCTGGCAGACATTATTGAGCCGCACCGGCTTGATCACAGCCTGCATGACAGCGGTGAAGCCCTCAGGCTGAGCATTATCCGCTGCCGGATTGAGTTCCTGCACGATCCACTCGGTCAGGACTTGCTTGGAGCCTACTCGCGAACACGATGACACGAGCGGTGTCTCGTCGGGATCGATGCGATAGATGATATCCGCGAGGTCTTCGCGGACGCCAACGGCTGCAGTCTCGACATATGTGCCTGACGGTGCAGCTCCCATTGCGGGAACGGCCATGGTCTACTCCATTGCTTAGCACGGCGCGGTGCGCCTGGTGCCGGTTGAACCAAAATTGCTGGTTCGCAATGGAGCGACTGGAGGTCTGCTCGGGCGTTTACCGCTTGGTCTTGCGACTGCGGTGCGTGCCGGCGACCAACTTGGTCATCCTCGCGACTTCACGTCCCGCCCTACCGGTTGGTGCAAGCACTCCTTCGGGCGACGGCGGGACGCTACGAGCGTATCTACTGTGCCGTCAATACCGGGGGCTGCCGTTGGCATTGGAGCGGCGGGCGCTGAGCAGGGCGGCGGCGTTGCGGGCATTGGGTCGTGCCTCGAACGCCTGTTCGGCTTGTTGCACCTGGGCGGCGGCGGCGGGTGGCGGGCGCACGCCACGCACCTGTGCGGTCTGCACCGCCTTGGGGGCTGTGGTCTTGGCGCCTTCCAGCATCCTGTCCCACATCATTGCCTTCATCATCGACTCGACGTGGCGCGGGTCGGAGAGCCCCTGAAGTTCCTGGCGGGTGTAGCCGCCTTTGCTTTCGGCCCATTTGGCAATATCGCGCTGCACCGTGCTGCGCATCGCGTCATCCCGCCAGAACTCGTATTTCTCCGACAGCATCTTGTTGCCGGCCTCCACCTGCTGGCTCATTGAGCGCTCGTAGGCCTGCTGCTGGAGTTGGGTGAGGGTGCCGAGGCGTTGCTGTTCGGCGGTGGCGGCCTGGTAGGCGGCGAACTGGCGGAGGTAGCCTTGCGGGTCGGTCTCGATCATCGACGGGTCTGGCGGGGTTGCGCCCTGGAGCCGCTCACCAAGCTTGGCCAACTCGGGCTGGATATGGGGCAGCACGGTGGCGAGTGCCTCGGCCTGCTGCTGCAGCTGCTGGCGCTGGGCAGCCAGTTCCTGCGTTTTCCTCGTGTAGTCCGCGGCCTGGCCCATGGCGGTGCGGATTTGGGCGGCGGTGACGCGGTGTCCGTCGATCGTATAGACGCCATCGGCTGGTGCTTCGGCGGCTGGTGCCGTCCCGTCGGGTCCCACCGGCGGCTGCACCCCTTCCTGCAGCCCGAGGGCTTTGGCGATGGTATCGTAGCTATCGGTGGGGGTGGCTGCCTTCGCTTCGGTTGGCTGCACGGCGGGCTGTGCGGGGGCTGCGGGAGCCGCTGGCGCCCCTTGAGGCGTTGGGCGCCCCGCAGGCTGCTGCGCCTCGCGTGCGGCCTCCTGGCGACGTCTGGCGAGCAGGCGCCCGGCATCGGACAGGCTGATGGACTCTTGGCTGGCTGGCGCGGGGGCGTTGACTAGATTGACGGATGACGATGGCGCCGGGGCTGCCGGCTGAGCTGCTGCGGGGGTGGCGGGGGCTGCCGGTGCGGATGGGCTACTGCTACTCTCACTCATGGTTTGCTCTTTGCATCTTTATCGTTTAGTCGGACGATTGCGTCTCGGACCTCATTGAAGCATTGAAGCGATACAGCGCTGCTGCAGAACCAGCGTGATCCAGAAATCTTCCGAGACGCATCCTCATTCGAACCTCCGCCCATCGGCCTCGCGCTGCTGCGTGAGCAGCGCGGTATCGAGGCGTGAGCGCATCTCGGTGGCCAGGTGATCGATGGCCCGCGCCAGATTGCGGGCATCCTCGCGCTCACGGACATCGGTACCATGCACAGCGGTCTGCACCGCGCCCTCGCGGATAAAGGTGAGGATGCTCATCAGTTCGGCATCCTGGAGCAACCTATGCGCCTCACCGCCGCGGCGCTGGATCTCGTAGCGTTCCTCGCGCGAGAGGTCGCTCACTTCCGGGTCGTGGTTCTGCTGATGGTGGGCAGCTTGGCGGTGCCGCGGTCTTTGCCGGCCCCGGCTGCCCCGCCGCTGGCTGGCTTGTTCTGACCTTGGCGGGGCACCGTTTTCGTTGACTGGCTGCCTGATGCGCGTGTGACCATGGTGGTTCTCCCGAGTTGGTGTTGCCTGAACTTTTCCCGCACATATCCGTCGGCATCGAAATTGCGCTCCTGCAAGATGCGCAAGAGTTCTGCGGGGCTCATTGTCCTGGTTGTGGCGGCGACCCGCCCGGCCGCGGGAGAGGCGGCCCTCCGGGTCCGAACAGCGATTTCGCCGCCGCATTAGCCGCGATGTTGCCATACGCGCTCGGCATCTGGCCTTGCATGAGCGCCTGGCGGGTGGCCATCGCCTGCGCTGGATTGAACGAGCCGGCGGGCGGGCCCATGGGCTGCTGTGGGCGTGGCGGCACCATGGACGGCCCTGGGGCTGCTGGCGCCTGCGGCGGCCGTGGTGGGCCTTGGGGTGGCTGGCCTGGGGGCGGTCCTGCCGTGGCTGGCATCTGCGGGCTGGTGGGTGGCGGCAGATTGCCGAGCAGTTGGATGCCCGGCACCTTGGACGCCATCGCCTGCTGGAACTCGGTGAGCGACGGCACGGGGGTGCCGAACTGGGCCCCAGCGACCCAGGTCTTGGTCCAGGCGTCGAGCGCTGCCTTGTCCCTGTTCAGATCATCGTCGGTCAGCATCTGCGCCCGCTTAGTCTGTTCCGATGCCCGGTCGTTCTCGACATCGGCCGCGGTCTTGCCGGCCTGCACCTGCGCCAGGATCAGCGACGGATCGGGCGGTGTCGGTGGTGGTGGCGGCGCCTGGAACCCGGGGGGTAATGCCTTAAAATACGAGCTGACATCGGCAATGTTGGCGGTTTCCAACATGCGCGACAGCGTATTCCGATACTCCGGCACGCCGACCAAGGGATTGGTTAACCCTTGCGTCTGCATGATCATTTCCTGCTTGCCGGCGATCTGGGCGAGCATCGCCAGCCGTTCCATCGGCATGCCCTTGCCGCCGACGTTCACGCTGGTCTGCCACATCACGCCGAGCGCCCGCGGATCGATCGGCACCCATTGCCCGCGGATACGATAGACGTTGGGCCGGTCCTGGTGCCTGGCCATCATGCGCAATAGCCCACTGTAGAGCGGCGCTAGCCCAGTCTCGGCCAACGTCCGCGCCATCATGTCGAGCCGGTCCTGAGCTGCGCTGGTCTGCGCCGACACGGCCACGGGTGCCGTGCTCTGCAGCTCGTCCACGGTGAGCCCCTGCGAAGCTCGCGTGATGCCTGTCCGGCTCTCCCTGATGGCCTCCAGCGCCTGCATCATGTTGAGCGCGGCCTCGCCGGTATACGGCTTCACCAGCTCGGTGACGGCGCCCGCCTGGGTCGTCCGGATGATGCTGCCGATGGCGGTCTGACGCGCGTCCGCGAGGTTGACCTGCCCCAGCGTCACCACCGTCCGCGGGAACATGCTCTGGGCTAAACTATCCAGCGTCGCGCGCATCACCCGGCTCTCGACCCGCTGCAGGTCCATCACCATGTCGGCCTGGCTGTAACCGATCAGCCGCCCGGGCTCCCGATACGGGGTAAAACACGCGAGCGGTATTTCATCCACCCGCTCCCACTGGATCATCTTGGTGGCATTGCCCAGCATGTGGACGTGGATGAGTTCCGCCTTGTGGTCGTTATCCGTATCGCACCTGATCCAGCCCTCGGCGTAGCGACAGATGCCCATACTGCGGTCACCCGGCGGGCTTGGCTTGATATTGTGCCCCTGGGCCGGGTTGCGGGCGATCATCTCGCGGCGCTGCTGCGGCCGCATCATGGTGTCGCAGTAGGCGAGGATCTTGTCCTCGGGCAGCCCCATCTCGATCAGGTCGCTGGCCGGTACATCGCGCACGTGAAAGATGCCACGGGCGCCATCGACGGTATCGGCGTCGGCCACCACCCAGACGCACTCGGCGGGCACGGCCTCGACCACCGGCCAGTTCTGCTGCGCGGTGCGGGTGATGGTGGCGCTCCACATTTCCGCAGCACCACCCGACTGCAGATACATCGCCCCATCGGGGGTCTTTTGCAGGGTGGAGACTTCTTCGTCCGTCATCGGGCGCCGGACGATGCGTTGCGCCTCGATGCCCGGCTGCGCCAATAACATCTGGAGCTGCGGCTGCAGTAGGCCCTCGCAGACATCCGTCCGCACCTGCTCCCGCTTGCCCCAATACCAGCGCGCCCAGCCAGCTTTCCTGGTCAGCGCATCGAGCAGCACGTCGTGCAACACCTGCCAGCCGTGGTTAGCGGTCATCAGCGCCCAGCGGGCATAATCGGTCGCCTGGCGTGCCAGTGTCGTCGCCAATTGATCGTTGCCGGTGATCTCAGAAGAAATCGGCTCAAAGCTGACCGGGTCTTCAACACCCGTGAACACGCGGAGGAGCGAGGGCAGCGTACTCCTGATCGTATCCCGCACCACGGTGAGCACGATCTGCGAGCGCCCCGGCGTTTCATCCCCCAATGGGCGCCCATCGTAATACTGGGACGCGGTGATCCGCTCGCGGCTGAGATACATGTCATAATTCTGTGCGATACGGAAATAGTACTGCGCGACGGCCTCTATCTCGCGATCGTCCTTCCCCAGCCGCTCGAAAACGATCTCCTGCTGCCAGGGCACGCCTTCCGGCTTGACGGTCGGGCGCAATCCGGCCGCGTAGCGCCGCAGGTTTGGCGGCAGCCCCTGGTCCGGATCGCCGGGAACGTCTGCCCGTGGCTGAGGCACCAGGTAGGCGAGCATTTGCTCGCTACCAAGGCTCAACCCCTGTGGCTGCATGCCGGACGGCACCAAGCCTTGCAGCGGCGGCAGGGGCGGGATCATCCCTTGGGGCATTCCCATGGGGGACAGCAGGCCGCCGGGTCGTACGATCAGTCCGCTCACTACATGGTCCCCTCTGCGCCGCCGCCGCCCTCGCTGGCGTCGTGTTCCAGCAGTCCCGGCGGCACGGGCGCATTCGCCGCCTGCCTGGCCTGTGCCGCCTGGATCATCGCAAGGATGTCGGCCAACCCAGGAAGCTGCGGCGCGGCCTGCGCCGGCGCTGGTGCCTGCCTGCCCCACATGTCGTAGCCACTGGCACCAGGATTGACGGCGCCGGACCCTTGCTGTGCCTGCGCCAACCCTGGCCCTACGTTCAGCAACGGCACGGTGGGTGCGGCCGGCGGCTGCGGCTGTCCCGTGACGACATGCCCCCATTTGTCATAGGCCGTGGGGGCCGCCGGCGCCGGCGCTGCCTGCTGGGCTGGTATCGGACCATAACCCTGCGGCGCCCACCCCATCCCGACAATCGCATTATACAGGTCGCCCTGCGTCGCAGTCGGGCCGCCTGTCGGCACGCCCAGCAACCCGGACGGCACCATGGTCCCGCTCATACCTCCACCTCGGCACCCAGTTCCATCCGCATCCCCACCTTGTCGTAGATCCCGCCGCTCATCCCCGAGCCCACCCCCAGCCCCTGCTGACAGAACGTCAGGTTCAACGCGTCCGCGTAATCACATGATGGCAATCCCCTGGCCCGCATGCTGTTCTTGTCCTCGACCTTCAACCGGCCATCCGACAGGAACGAATACCGCGGTGCCACCAGGTCGTCCCGCAACCGCTCGTGGCGCGGCAGCCGAACCGCACGCGACGACAACCACTCCTTGCACCGCACCCACAGCTCGTCGCGCAGCCGGCTATAGCGCCCAGTGGTGCTCGGCGACTCCGAAACATTTATGCCTAATATCGGCAGCCCCTGCTCGTTGAGGCGATCAACCACCCCGGCCCCAATCCCGATCACGTCTATACAAATCAATACCGGCTTGGTGATCTGGGCGTCCCACTCGGCCTTGATCGCCCCCGCCAGCATCATGGTATCCAGCTGATGGAAGCTGCGCGGCATCTCAGGCACCACGTTGCCCCGCCGCTTGATCAGGACACTGGCATCCGTCCCGAACCGCGCGACATCGACGCCCCAGATCTCGGGAGAGCCGTCCAACGCGACATCCCGCACCATCGCGCCATCAACCAACTCAGCCGGGATCAGCGTATCGGCATCGGCCAGCGGAAATTCCCCGAGGACTCTGACCCTGTACGCATTGCTGTCCTGGCCATACCGGCCGGCAATCTCGTCGGCAAAGTCCTGCGTCACCCGCGGGCTGTCGGTGTGCCCGACCTTCATGCAGAACCAGCGGTCCCGCTCCAACATAAAGGCCTTCCAGAAGAACCCGGATGACCGTGTCGGGTTGCCGATGAGCAGCGTAATCGCCCCCGCACTGCTCATGCTCCCACTCGCCGCCTCGAACACCTGTTCCGGCACGCCGGACGCCTCGTCCACCACCAGCAGGATGTTGTCGCTGTGCAGCCCCGCCAGCGCCTCCGGGGTCTCGGGCCTGCTGGTTCTCGCCGTAATAAAACACTCCGGGTTGCTCTTCAGCGTGATGTGGTCGCTGGTCACATGCCACAGCTCGCGCCACGCCCCCGGCAACCGATCCAGCCACTTGATCACCTCGGGGTAAAGGGCATCAAAAAGTTGGGGAGAGGATGGCGCCGTCATCGCCAGCTTGAACGGTGCGCGCGTATTGCTGAACCACACCGCCACCCACGCCGCCAGCGCGGTCTTGCCGGGCCCGTGGCAGCTGCGCACCGCGATCCGCGTGTGCCCCCTCGCCAGCGCCCGCAGCACCTTCATCTGCCAGTCGTCCGGCTCGGCCAACAACACTTCCCGAACAAATGCGATCGGCGCCCTCGCATAGCGCGCCAGAGAGACTTCATAGGGATTTGGTGCCCTCGCGATAGCTTCCGCCCACGAGGGTGGCATCCGTTCCGCATAGTCAGGGGCGGTGTAGTCGTTCATCACCCTTCCTGAAGTTCAGATGGCAGTGGCGGCAGCGTGCGGGCGCCGGGTCTCAGCGGCTGAGCCCGCGCCCGTGCCAGCACCACCCGGCCGGGAGGCGGCTCCGGCAGCCCCTGGGGGCCTCCACGCGGCCCCAGCTTCAGCGTCTCGATCTCGGAGCGCACGCTGTATTTGGACCGCCCCAGCATGCGCCCCAGGAGCGTGCAGCCCATGCCGTTCTCCCAGAGTTGGCGTAAGAGCGTGCGCTCTTCGTCCGTCCAGGGAACGCTGATGACGTGCTTCATGCTGGCTGGCATGGTGGTCTCCTCACTGGGAGGAAAGAGCATGGAACGGAGCAAGCTCATGGAACGGAATGATGTGAGCGACCTGGTGTGGGAGATCGAGCCGCACCTGGCCGGTCAGCCGCCATCCGTCCAAGGCGCGGCGCTGGCGGATTTACTCGCTACCTGGCTGGCTGGGCACTTCGCTGGCAGTGCTGCCGAGAACGCCGCGCTGCGCGATGAACTGCTGACAGCACATATCGCTGTGGTTCGCGCGCTGATCCCGGAGAACGAGGCTGAGATACTGTCCCGCCAGTAACTGGCTGGAATGGCGGCGCCCCGTATCTCCCGTGTGAGTGCGGGGCCTTTTCTGGCACGTTGGCGCCATGAGAAACCTGCATGAACTGGACGCCCACCGGATGTGCGGCGAAGCCGTCCGCGAGGCCTACGGCTGGGACGGCGATGAGACCTGTGGGGCGTTTACTGTGCCGTCACCGGTCGATCGTCAGCCCCTGGTGATCATGGCCAGCAGCGGGGGCGGCTGGGATCATGTCAGCGTCTCGCGCCGTAACCGGGTGCCCAACTGGGCCGAGATGGAGCACATCGCCAGGCTGTTCTTTCGTGACGACGAAACCGCCGTGCAATTCCACGTCCCGCCCAGCGACCACATCAACATCCACCCAAACGTCCTGCATTGGTGGCGCCCGCTGGACGCGCCGTTGCCTCGCCCTCCCGGCATTTTCGTGTGACCAATTGTGGCATCTGGCACTTCTCTGGGGGTAGCTATCGGAAATGGGCATTTTGGAGAGTGGGGCACCCATGGAACCTCTAGTGGCGCTGCGTGGCGACGAGTTCCGCATCATGTGCCCAGCGTGTGGCGTTATGTGGAGCACGATGACGCTACCAAGCGAGTGTCCAGACTGCGGGCGAGAGGTCACGTTGCAGATTGTCCAGCCACGCCATGGTGAGCAGGAGGGGTGAATGGCCGCCGAAACCGTGCAATTCTGCCCGATCTGCCGAACCAAGACATGGTTCGTTGACGGTGTGTGCGAGTGGTCTGACGGCCACGCGGTGATGGAGCAGGCCCCGCCGGGTGCAAACGGGGCGGGGGCGGATGCCCGATTGACGCCACATGACGGGTAGGCCGCCTCACGGACACTTGCCCAGCCGCCACACCCGGTCGTCCGCCGTGCCGCCCGTGGTCAGCATCGCACCGTCCACCAGCCCACGCCGATTCAGCCACTGCAATAGCCGGAACGTCGTCCGCAACTCGCTCTCACGGTGCCAGCCGCCATCCGCCAGCAGCCCGAGGACGCGCCTCTCAGCTTGGGTCATGGCCGCAGCAGGCATTTTTCCACGATCCGGTTGAGCAGCTCGGCGCGGGCCATGGTGTTGTGATCGTAGATCCACCAGAACATGAACATGAACATCGCGTTCAAGATCAACAGCAAAATGAACGCTGGCGGTAGGACGCGAATGAGTTTTTCACTGATCCCCGCCAGCAGCCCGTTGGTGCGCTCCTGCTCGGTCACACCCGCGGCAACTGGCGATCGAGATAGGCCCGTAGCTCAGCCCGCGTGACGTACCCCACGATCTTGCCGCACCGGACGCACTGCCCGCCGCAGCCGCCGGCGTCCTCGTAGTGCCGGCACGGGCACCACCCCCAGCAGAACAGCCGTCGCCACCAGGGACGCATCACACCCGCCGCTGACGCACCAACCCAAGCCCCAGCAACCCCACGCCCAACAACGCCAGGCTAACCGGCTCCGGCACCGCGCTGGCACTGAATGTCCCCGACACGCTGCTCGTGAAGCTGCCGATGCTGGTGCCCACAATGCTGAAACCCGGCGTGATGTTCGCAAACGCCAGGCCCACCGCGCTGGGCTGCAGCAGCGAGGTAATCACATCGGATGTCAGCGTGAGCGCATCAGGCGGCGCACCAACCGCCAGCGCACCACCCGCACCGCTGCCGAACGTCACGTCAGAGAACACGCCCGACAGGTAGTTCGTGCCGGCGCCACCTGCCGCGCTGGTAATGCTGAACGTGCCGCTGAACTTCTGCGCGGATCCACCGAGGATGGGTTGTGCAGCGCCAATGGACGCCGCGTTCAGGTCAAAGAACGCCGCCGTCGGCACCCCATTCTCGATCTGGGTGATGCTGATGGACGCATCGGTCGCGCTCAGCGTCGTGGCATCCTGGGCGCCGTTCTCAGTGGCGGTGATCGGCGTCCCAGCGGTTTGACCGAAGCTAAGAATGACCGTGGCATAGGCCGGCGCGTGGAAGAACATGGCGCCCGCGATAATGCTGACGCCGAGCAGTGCGTGTTTCATGACGTAGTTCCCTCACTTGACTGTGTAACGAATACCTTCCATACTGGAAGGATGAAGCTGGTCGCCGCCCTCAAGATGCTACCGACGCGCGAACAGGCGGTGGTTCTGAGAGCGACGCTTGCGCGCTGTAATGAGGCGTGCACGTGGCTCGCCGATATCGGCTTCGGTCGTGAGACCTTCCGCCAATACGACCTGCACAAATTGGCCTACATCGACCTGCGGGAACGCTTCGGCCTGACTGCTCAGGCTGCTGTCCGATCCATCGCTAAGGTAGCCGACGCCTTCAAGGTCAACCGCAAGGTCGCGCCTGTCTTTCGTAAGGACGCTGCACAACCCTACGACGACCGCATTATCCGTTTCGTCCAGGACGGGACTGCCGTCAACCTCTGGACCGTCGAAGGACGCATTGCCGTCCCGATCGTAATGGGCGAGCACCAACGACGACTGATGGCCTATCGCAAGGGCGAGGTCGATCTGTGCTTCGTGCGTGGCAAATGGATGCTCGCCGCAACCTGCGACATTCCCGAGACCAACGAGTTCAGAGCAACCGACTGGCTCGGCGTAGACTTCGGTATTGTCTCGCTCGCCGCTGATAGCGATGGCACCGTGCATACCGGCGCCGATGTTGAGCGCGTCAGGGATCGTCTCTCGCGCCGTCAGCGAGGACTTCAGAAGCGAGGCACCAAGGCCGCAAAACGCAGACTCCGCAAGCTTGCCGGGAAGGAGGCCCGATTCCGCAAGCATACCAACCACTGCATCTCGAAAGTGATCGTGCAGACTGCCAAACGCACCGATCGTGGTATCGCCCTGGAAGACCTGAGGGGAATACGCGGTCGGGTTACGGCCCGGCGCAGTCAACGGTCTCGCTTGCACTCCTGGTCGTTCCAGCAGCTTCGTGCGTTCGTCGCCTACAAGGCGAAGCGTAGCGGCGTCCCGCTGGTCACTGTCGATCCAAGCTACACAAGCCAAGCCTGCTCGTGCTGTGGTGCGATCGACAGAAAGAACAGACAGGATCAAGCAACTTTCCTTTGCATCTCTTGCGGTCACAACGAAGCCGCAGACCTCAACGCAGCCCGGAATATCCGGGCGAAGGCGGCTGTCGTCCCGCCTCAAGTTCTGGCCGCATAATCTGCGGCATGGAAAAGCCCCTCCCGCAGGGAGGGGATCGATGACGACGTGAAGTCCCCTGTGTGTTTGTTGGTTACTTCGGCTGCGCGTGCGGCGGCAGCGGCATGCCAGGACGCAGCGATGGGTCCACAGCAATGAACCGCCACCCCAGCGACGGGCAATACGCGACCATCCAGTACGTCTTGCTGGGCAGCGCGTTGTCGATCTGCCCACCCTGCCCGCCAGGAAGCCCCTGATCGGGTCGCGGCGGGTTCCCAGGCATCGGCCCACCACCAGGGTGTGGCACGCCTGGCAGCACGTTACTGGCGTGTGGTGGGCGACCAGGCGACGGCCAGATGGTGCCAGGTTGCACCGGCAATGTGTTGTCGGGGCCAATTGGCACGATGGGATTGCCAAGGCTCGGCGGCGGCCAGATGCCAGGCGGTGGCTCCGGCAGCGCATTGTCGATCCCAGGCTGATTCCCAGGCAGTCCCTGATCCGGATAGGCAGGCGATCCAGGCAGCCCTTGGTCCGGATATCCGCCGCTCATCCCCTCAACGTTCAAATACCCGCCCGTGACGTGAACCCGTGCCATCTTAATTCTCCATGCGTTGATCTGTAGATGTCTGCTATTGGCGATCAGCCACGACGCCGAGCTGGCTGGTGATGTGTGTGTGGCCATGCCCGTGATGGCCATGCACGACCGGCGGGGGGGGCGGCGTCACCACCGTGCCCGGGTTGGTGAAGTCGAGCGAGCCGGTATCCAGCACAGGGCGGCTGGCCAGAAAGATGGTGCTCGGGCCGGCCGGCACCTGCGCCACCGCCAGGCCCCACACGCTGTTGTCGCTAAACCCCGGCTGCGTCGCCGTGGGGTCCAGCAGGAACCGCGCATTGGCCGCCGCGTCGTCGTTGACGATGGTGTTGCCGGCAATGATGAAGCTCAGGCTTGGGTGGGTGATCCCCTCCTCGCCATACGCAACGATCGCCGGGTTCTGGGTGTTCGGCCCCTGCTCTATCTGGTTGCCGCTGATCGTCGCATTGCCGCCGTTCGGCAGGTCGATGCTGTAGCTGGCGCTGCCGCCGTTGTCGAAGATACGGTTGCCGGTGATGGTGTTGTTGGCAGCTCTGCTCTTGATCTCATGCCCAACTACGGCGTCGTGGATGTAGGAGTTCGTGATAGAGAAATTCGCGATAGCTCCAACATAGATATTGTGAGTTGACCCTGAGCCGTCGCCATTGTTGGCAAACTCTGAGTGGCCGATGGTAATTGCACCGTTGCTATCCGCAGCGCCGAGGAGGCCTTCTTGGTTGCCGTGGAAGAAGTCGTCCTTGAGCGAGAGGTTGCCGCCCTCGTAGCGGATCGCAGCGCCATTTCGATCCGGTACAGCCACCCCGCTAATGTCGAACCCATTGATCGCCACGCTGATGCCACTGGCCCCCTCCGTGATCATCGCCTTGCCGTTGGGCGGCTGCACAGTCTCCCGCATCAGCACCTCGCCACTCACCGCCTGCAGCGTGATCGAGGTGCGGATGGTCAGGAACTGATCGGTGTATGTCCCCGCCTGCACGTCGATCGTGTCGCCCGACGCTGCCGCGTTGATCGCTGCCTGGATGCTCTGCCCGTTGCTGACAGTCAGGGGTGCCATTGGACCTCAGTGTCTCGTTGCGGGCTAGACTCGACCGTGCCGTGATGGCGCACCGCGTCCGTGCAAGGAGCGCGGGAGAGTGGTGGGCGGTACCGCCAGAAGCCGCCCCTACTCGCTATTGCGGCGTGTCGTCTCGCGACGTTCTAGCTTCGCTTACTCTTCACCGCCGCCCGACGCGCTACATTGTCCAGCCGCCGAGCCTCATACAAATCCCTCTGCACTCGCTTCGGCAGCGTCAGCACATACGCCGCTTCATTCGGACCAACGCTATTCACAAACTGAAACGCCGCCGTCGGATCCTCTCCACTCAACGTCCGGTCCAACGCCTCCCCAGCGCGCCTCCGTAACACAGCATTAGGACGTATGTTCATGCGTATATACAGTGAGCTTGTGCCAAAAATTTCGGTGTGAGGGTGGGCGTGGGTGTCGGCCGATGCCGCGTGAAGGGGGGCCACGGCACGGGGGCCGATCCTGGTGGTGGTGCTATACGAACTGGCCAGTCATCGCTGATCGTGGTCTGTCGGAGCTGCGACGGTGATTGCGCGCCTGTTCCTCACGTGTAGCCCAGCGCACATTGCCTGGCTCATAGTTCCCATCGTTATCAATGCGGTCGAGGGTATGATGCTCTGATGGCTTAGGCCCGATGTGCCGGATGAACAGCCATACGTTCTCTCGCCAAGCCTCACAAACCGTGATGCCTCGGGCGCCATACCACTGATAGCTTGGGTGGCGTGGGTTGTGACACCGCTGTGTTGCTGTGAATAGGTTGTGAGCAATGGCCCTTTCGGCTGGCGTCTTAACCCTTTGTTTTGCCATGATCTGCCAAGCCGTTGTGAAGCAACTCCGCGAGTTTACATTCGTCTCTCGCCACATTCCATAGGCTACGCACGCTGCACTGCAACATGCACTACCGGTAGTTACGTCCGATAATATCCCTTTGTGGACACGATAACGCATATCACCGCAGTCTCTCGTTGTTCGTGGCACGCACAGGTTGCAGCCGCTATGTATATACCGATGTCAGCATATGCGAGCGTAGATACGTAGAGCGCGCTATTCCTCGGGCAACGGCGCATCGAGCAATGAGCCTGATGGTGCATCTTGTGCCTGCGGCTCAATGGTTATTGTGCGTCGCGGCTCGGCTTGCATCTGCTTTGAGATCTGCATCGCTGCTTCGAGATGGAGATGTAGATGCGTGCCAGGCGGCGACACGATATGAGCTGGCATCACCTTGGCGAGCAGCGTCATGAACGTGGTTGGATTAGCGATGGCTTGCTCGGCCAGATAGCGCACGCCACCGACGCGATGCAGCGCTTGCAGGACCATACCACGCACGTCGGAATTGACGCCATTTGCGCTGCCGAGCGGGCGTCCGCCTCGTTTTCTACTTGGCGCCTCTAGAGTTAACAACAGCTTAAGCTCCGTCCTTCGTTTTGGCTAGTAATCCTGACGCTCGACAAGTGCGTCAAATGGGTAGACAACCTCGCGTAGTTGTCCGAGGAAGAGGATGCCGACGGTGGCGTTTTCGCCCTCGGCTGCGAGCACCACGCCGGGCAGTCCCATCAGCGGGCCAACGCGAGGCGCCACAGCGTCGCCCGGGTGCCATTGGGCCTCATTTCTGGTGGCTGTAGCGGCGAACGCCTGAGCGGCCTGTATGGCCTCGACGGCGCCTGGCCTGGCGTACTGCACTTTCCCTCCTGCGGTGATCACGGAAGCGACGCCTGGGGTTTCGCGAATGGGACGCCAGAGGTCTGGGTTGTCATGGGCCACGAACAGGTAGCGGGTGAAGAGCGGGACGACGACGGGATGGGTCATGGTTGGGATGGTTCGGTCGCGGCGCTGGACGGTGTGGAGGGGCAGGTAGGTTTGGTAGCCGGAGCGCTGGAGGTTGGTGTTGGCGAAGTGCTCGGCTTGGGGGTGGGTTTGTGCGACGGCCCATCGGGGCGATGCAATGCCGCGGCACCCGAGGTCACCGGGTGCGGGTTCGGGTGTAGCTACGCACTGTGGCTGGTTGGCGTCAAGCGGCATGGCTGGGTGCGCCAATTGCGCCAATTCCGCGCCAATTCCAGCTATGGACCGGGGGACTGCTGCGCCATTTTAAATGCCGGTTTACCGGCATAAATTGGCGCACCCCGTCCTCCGCTGCGCCAATTGCGCGCCAATTGAAGGGAAGACATCTCGAATTGGCGCACTTCATAGGGTTGTCGTGAGGAAGGTTTTGCGGTCTGTGGCGACCTGTCTGTTGGGTGATTTGCAGTCGTCGCACCGCCGGCGAGGGGCGCTGAACAGCATGTTCGTGCTGATGGTAAACTCGCTACCGCAGGAAGGGCAATGAGTGAGCCACTGGATGAGGGTGGTTTGCCTGCCATCACGGGTGACATGCTGGCGCGAACCGATGGGGCGATAGATTTGCTGGTCGAACTCGACGGCGAAGTCTGGTGGGAAAGTACTCATGATGGTCTCAGTGTGTCGTTGACGATGACGCCTGGGACGGTTTTGCGGAACTTTGGGTGGCGGTATTCTGTGACACGGAGGGTGCCGGATTTGAGCCAGTCGCTGACCATTTTGGCTGCCTGTTTCTCTGAGGTGTTGAACATCTGGCAGAGGACGTTGCCGCACCAGCGGTCGGAGGACTGGCCGCGTTTGGTTGCGGTGTAGAGTACGCCTGGTTCGGGTCCGTCACGGATGGCGTCGAGGGCGGTATTGAGGTCGTGGTTGGGTGCGGTGGCGAGTTCGTCCTGTGGTGGCTGCCATGCCTCGATGACGACGACCTGGTCGCCGTGGGTATAGGTTTCGTCGGCGTTGTCGAGGGTGATGTTGCTGAGATGGAACCAGGAGGCTTTTGGGGCGCGTGGGGCCATGTTGGCTTTTGCGTCGTCCAGCCTGACGTATTGCAGCCTGGTTTCTGGATCGATGCCGAGATCCTCGGCTTCGGTCTCTGTCATGGTGGACAGCAGCAGGCCGATGCGTGCGCTGTCGGTGAGGGCTTTAGCGCCGCGCGCGGCCTCGATGCTCTCGACGGGCCCTTTGCGGACGTGGTGAGTGAGCATGACTGCGCAGCCGCCGGCGCGAGCGACGCGTCTCCAGGCTGCGGCGGCTTGGATCATGGCGGGGTTTGAATTTTCCTCCAGCGTGTGGCTTTCAGCGAACGGGTCGACGGCGAGGACGCCGATGCGCTCGTCCCGTACTTTCTCGATGATCTGCTTTTCGTCGGGATGGACGATGGAGAAACCGTCTGGGCCGTTCTCGGCGATGCGGACGTTGCGGCCGGCGGGTGAGACGAACAGGCGGCCATCGAGGTGTTGGTTGGTGATGCCGTAGCGCATGGCGAGTGCGGTGACACGGCGATCGATCTCGTCTTGGGGGTCTTCCAGGTTGAGCAGGGCGACGTTACACTGCTGGAATATGGTTGAGCCGAGCAGGGCGCGATTGGTGGCGAGGGCCATGCACATACCCAGAACGAGGCTGGATTTACCGGTGCCGCCTGGGGCGATGAGCAGGGTGACGAAGCCGCGGATGAGGTGGTGGCCATAGATCCATTGCCGGTGCTTGATGGCGCGTTGGTCGATGATGCGGATGGGTTGGAGGGCGAAGGGGGAGCGGGTCTCCTGCTCTTCATTGCTGCTGACGACCGTCAGTAGCGGCTTATTCTTTTCGTATGCCTCGAAAATCTGATCAACCCGCTCATCCTGACGCTGCTCCGCTGCCTTCCGTTCCTCGAGCGCGCGATAGGTTTCGGCCATAGCGTCAGCGAGGCTGAGGTTATCTGTCGGGGTAGGGGATGGCAGCCTGAAAGCGTTGGTTGGCAGCGCGTCATCGGCCATGGTGATGACCTCCGCGTGGCAGTGTCCAGAGCAGTTCGGCGGCTGCGATGGCGTTCACTTCGGGCTCGAGGAGGGGAAAGCCGGCGGCGCCGTTCACATCGTGTGCCTCGGCCAGGACGGCGTTGCGTGGCTTGCGGAGGGTGAGTTGCAGCCGCACCCGGCGTTTGACCTGGGCCGATGCCACATCCCTGCGTCTTTCCTCATCTTCGAGGTGCAGCCCGAGGACGTGGCGCTGCAGCTTCCAGATGCCGAGCACGTCCTGGGGCTGATAGCCGTTGGCGACGGCGTCGAGGGCGGCGTGCAGGAGGGCGACGTGGGCCTCGGTGAGTGTCAGGTAGCCGCGCGCCACCGGGCGGGCGAGTTCCTTCGCCAGTGGGTATGGATTACGGGTCATGGTACGCGCTCCCTTGCTCAGGCGACGGAGCTGCGTTATGAAGGGGGCGTCAGCTTCTTCCCCTTCGGTGGGTGCAACCCCGAAGCCGGTTATGCAGTTACAGTTCGCCCCGGTTCCCGCCGGGGCGTTCTCGTTTGTGGCACGGAATGCGTTGAGTCGGTAGTGGCTCATCGCGCCCCCTCCCCCATCGACACCACCACCACCCACGTCGTGCCGAACGCCAGCGCCCAGGCGACGCCTGTGAAGGCGATGGCGCGGAGCAGGTTCATGCGGCCACCGCACGCGGCAGGAACGTCCGCGCAATGTGCGTGCTGAGCGGCAGCGGGATTTTGGCGATCAGGGCGCTTGCAGCTTTGCGGGACGACGACTTGCTGCTGCCGCGCCGCATTGGCGAGCAGTCCCCCCCGAAACCCCCGCCATATCCTCCAAACCAATCCTTGCCGACCTTGCGCCCGTCGTTGCGGCTTTGGACGATCGGCATCAAGGCCGGGACATCCCCCCAAAGTGCGAATGAACCGTGACACCACCGCGCGCGCCCCACCCATTTCTGCGCCCCACGCACATTCTCCACGATCAGGGGGATGTGCCTGCCAGCCGCTTCACACGCCTCGCGCTGAATGCGGAAGCACGCCTCGAACAGCGTGTTGTCCGGTGGCGGCAACGCCTTGGCGCGCGACCACGGCATCGCCCGGTAGCTGTATGCCTGACAGGGCGGCGAGGCCACGATCAGGGTCGCGTCCCGGAACTGCGAGCCGTGCAGCGTCAACACGTCCTGGATGACCAGCGTCGCCGGGTAGCGGTGCTCGCCGTATGCGTGCCGCTCGATGTCGAAGCCGATCACTCTATAATTCTCTGCTAAAAATCCTTCGGCCCAGCCTCCAAGGCCCGCATACAGGTCGATGGCGAGCGGGCGCATCTAAGCTGCAACTCGCCCACGAAGAGGTACGCCCGCCGCCGCCACCGCATCGAGCGCCTCGGGAACCGAGCGGACCACGCAGACCGGGAAGCCGGCAGCCTCCAGCCGGGGGTGCAGCGCCTTCTGCGCCGGCGAGAGTTGCCCGCCGCGGCTGCGCTTCAGCTCAAGCAGCACGACGCGGCCATGCCACCAGATCGAACAATCGGGCCAGCCGGCAACACATCCGAGGCGTTTCTTGCGCGCGCCTTCCATCGCGGATCTGGCATTCGACAAGTCCCAGGCGGTGAACACCGCGTCTGAGGGCAGCAGGTAGGCCATGGCAGACGCCACCGAGGCCGCCAACTCGTCCTCCGGCGCGATCGGCGCGGTGAGCCGGAACCGGGCAGGCACCGACACCCGCACGCCCGCAGCGCCGCCACCGACGCGCATGGGACGGTCGTCATCGCCGGGCGGGGTCATTCGGCCGCCATCCAGCGCTCAGCGATCGCCCACGACTGGCCCATACCCATCGCGATTGCGGCGCGTTTCGGCTCCCAGCCGGCATTCAGCAGTATCTTCATCACCTCGATGCGGATCTCGCAGATCTCGATATGCCGCTCTTCGTCGGTCATTCGGCCGCCGTCTGGCAGCGGCGCTGCGGATAGCGCGGCTTGGTGCGGTCGAGGTATTCCGGCGTCAGGCCAGGGGTCAGCGCAATGATCCGGTGCCAGTGCCGCGAGGGAATGCCCCGGACCCGCCATTTCCCCACCGTGTTCTCAGGCATGCCGAACAGGCTGGCCACCCTCTTGTGCCCCCCCAGGTCTGCCAAAATGCGGGCGTGTCGGTTCATGAGACTGCCACAGTCTGGCGGACGCAATGTCCGTACGTCAAGTAGGGTTGACGAAGCGGGACTAAATGTCCCATTTTGGCGGAGCTAAATTATTTAGCTTTTTAAAGGAGCGCGCTGTGCGCCAGACCCCCTATGACCTCCAGGAAGAAGACGCCCAACGCATAGGGGACCGCTTGCGATGGGTGCGAGAACTGGTTGACGCAACGCCAACCCAGCTCGCCGCAGACCTCGGTGTGGATAGCTCGTCAGTGCGTCACATCGAGAACGGCATACGGCTTCCTTCGCTGCGCATGCTCATGGTTCTCTGCCATGTCTTGCGCATTTCTCCACAGTACCTGCTATGGGGTTCACTCGTTGGAGTTGAGCCAGAATTAGCGGCCAGGCTGAAAGCGGAACATCCTGAGCTGAGCTGGCCAGCCGCATCATCTGCTCCCGACAGTAGCCGCACGTCGCGACCGAGCAGCGGTCACCGCTCCAGGACACGGGGGAGACACACCGTATCGGGGGCTGCGTAGCCCCCTCCTCTCCCTTTTTTTGTTGACTTGCAGGACTATTTGTCCCAACATCCGGTATCAGAAAGCGTGAGTTACCGGAGAACGTCCCGTGCGGCATTCGCCTTCCCCTGATTTTCCGACGTGTTGGCGTCCGTTCGACACGCCAAACGCGAGTGTAACCCGCCATTCACACGGAGTGGCAAGCCCGGATCGAGAGAATTTCGGACTAAACGCAACGAGTTCTAAACCTTTCGATTTAGCGCCCTCCGGTAACCAGCTACCCACAACCAAATTGCTGCATTGCAGCGGTCAGCGCCGTGAGCGCGAAGGAAACTCGTGCAATGGCGAAACCAACCAACCGCAAATTTGGCATACCACAGGCGAAACGACGACTGAAGTCGATCAAGCTGGAACTGGCAGCGATCGGCGGGGCCTACGACATGAGCGCTGGCGAGCTGCGCCGCCGCGTCCTGGCCCTGCTGGCGAGCGTCCACGAACTGATCGACCGCTTCCCGCTCCCGCCGTCCGAATAGGCGGCACGCTGCGCCAACAGGCCCTCGATGAGCTGCTGAACGAAATCGGGGAATGGCGAACGGCCAGGCCGCAGTTCAGGGGGGCGGAACTTGTCTCTGCAATCGCGGCCAAGCAATGATGAGCGATCCTGTCCTCCGTGTTCTCTCGCTTGGTGCGGGTGTCCAATCAACGACGTTGGCTCTTTTAGCGGCACACGGCGACATAGGGCCGATGCCAGATTGCGCCATTTTTGCTGATACAGGCAGTGAACCAGCCGCAGTCTACAGCCACCTAGAATGGCTCACGATGCAGCTGCCGTTTCCGGTGCATCATGTGATGGCCAAGATAGGACCGCTCGGAAAGGCAGTCCTCGCCTCGTTTCTGGGCGACACCCCACGCAGCGCGTGTCCTCCCTTCTTCACAGCGAACCCGGACAGCATGCTGCCGCGCCAATGCACCAAAGAAGCGAAGGTCCGGCCGATCGTCGCGATGATCCGAGAGATGCTTGGCGTTGCGGCGCGCGCGCCGGTTCCGGCCGGAACCGTCGTGGAGCAATGGCTTGGCATCTCCACCGACGAGGCGCACCGCATGAAGCCAGCGGAACAGCCGTGGATCAGGAACCGCTGGCCACTGATCGAGGCAGAGTTCTCGCGGCGTGCCTGTCTACGGTGGCTGGAGGCGGCTGGTTATCCGAAGCCTGTCAAGTCGGCTTGCGTGTGGTGCCCGTATCACGACGACGCGGCGTGGCGGACCATGAAAGCCAACCAGCCGGAAGACTTCGCGGTTGCGGTCGCGTTCGACGCGGCGATCAGGGACGGACCACCCGGCCAGCGTGGCAAGGTCTACCTGCACCGTAGCCGCCAGCCACTCGATCAGGTCGATCTCTCAACCTGGGAGGAACGCGGCCAGTCCGACTTATTCGGTGAAGAATGCGAAGGGATGTGCGGCGTATGACCGGCACCTGCCCCGATCTGCTCGCGGCGCTGAAGCTGCGCATGCGCGATCTGGAACTCGACGCCGTGGAGGTGAAGGCGCGCATCAGCGAATTGGGCGAGATGATCACCATGCTGGAGCACCCGCAGCGCAAGCGCGGACGCCCACCAGGACCGCGGGCTGTGTTCACCCCCCGCCGCGTCATCCCGTCCGATCCCCCGCTGCATGTCGCCGGCGGCAACCGCCAGCCGCCAGACGATGACGAGCTACCGCTGCAATCCGACGCCCCCGGCGCGTAACCCCCATCAGCATTGGAAACCGGACATGAGCCTGACAGGCCAAGGCAAAGCAGCAGTGGCGCAACTGGCTGCCCGGTTCGTGTTTGACGAGCAGGCATCCGCTGCCAGTCAGCAAGATCTGGCCGAGCGCATCGAGGCAGCAATCAGCGCATTCAAATCGTCCCGCATGCAGGAAATCATCGCCCACGCACTGCGGCGGGAACTGGAGCGGCATATCGAGGCCGCCATCGATGGCTGGCACCGCGACCACCCGCCGGCACCCGCAACTCAGGACACACAGGACGACGCAGCATGAGCATCGCATCGGACATACAGGGCACGGCCGACTTCATCGCCGGATGGGCCTTGCACAGGAAAGACATCCCCCACCGCACCGCCGGGCTGCTGGCTGAGAAGCTGCTCGCCCTTGCCGATCAGGTGAAGCACCTGGAGGTCGTGCCGCTGCATCTCGATAGCCCTGAGGTGCGGCTGGGCTTCCACAAGCTCCGCGAGAGCCACGATGCCGATTAGTCCGCACAGGCTTGAAGAAGTCATGAGTGAGGCGATGCAGCTCATCAGCAGCGATCCTCGCCTCGGCCGCGATCCGCTCCTTCGCTACGACACGCTCGAAGGAAACTCACGTTTCTTCGCAGCGCTGGATGATGTGGCGGAACTGGCAATCGCTGACACCAAGCTGGTCGAGATTGGCGAGGAACGTCTCAAGCGCATCAAGGCGCGTGCTGCAAAGAGCCGCGACATGATGAAGCGTATGCTCGAAGGCGTCGACCTAACGGGTGCCGATCGCCCACTTTACACCGCGACCATCGCTACGCGCCGCGAACTGGCAGCGCTCGATGAGGCAGCGTTACCTGACGAGTGGTGGAGGCGGGCGCCGGATAAAGTCGCCATTAAGAAGGCACTGAACGCGGGGCAACGGATACCCGGAGCCACATTGGACAACGGGGAAACCCACTTGGTCCTGAGAACTCTCTGAGATGCCTGTCGTAGCGACATGCAGCCGATGCGGCGCATCGCTTAGGCGTCCACCGTCCGGCGCGCAAACCGCTAACCTGTTTTGCTCTAAGCGGTGCAATGCATCGTTCCATGCTGAAAAACGGCAGATCAAAACAGCCGAACAGTTTTGGTCTAAAGTCGCTGTTGGATCACCGGAAAAATGCTGGGAGTGGACTAGCTATCGTAACCCAACCGGCTACGGGCAGACTGCCTGGAAAGGTAAGGTGTGGTTGGCACACCGGGTAGCTTTATCGCTCATTGACGACGATTGGGAGAATGGCCTTCACGTTTGCCATGCCTGTGATAATCCGCCGTGCTGCAACCCCGCGCACCTGTGGCGCGGCACTGATAAGCAGAACCATCATGATATGATCGCGAAGGGTCGCGCTAAGTACACTCCTATGCGAGGCGAAATGAGCCACCGCGCCAAACTCACAGCGGCGCAGGTATTAGAGATAAGGGAAAGCAAGGAAGCGCCAGCGATCCTCGCGGCGAAATACGGGATAGCTAAAAGCTATGTAAGCGCGCTCAGATCGCGTGGCGCCTCAACGTGGAGCGACATACCGATCACTCCGAGACAGCCACCGACGCATTGCCACAAGGGCCATAAATACTCGGGGAAGCGGAATACCGCCGGCGCTCTCATCTGCGCGATCTGCCATAGCGAGAAGAATTTCGCATACCGCCAAAGGCGCAAGGAAAGGACTATACAACCATGAACGAGATCACCCCTGCCAACGGCGCCTTGATGTCGTTCATCGAGCGCGCTGCCAAGGACGACAGCTTCGACGTGGCCAAGTTTGGTGAACTGCTTCGGCTGCAACGCGACGTCGGCCACGACCAATCGCGGCGTGCGTTCAACCAAGGCATGGCTGACGCTCAATCCGAGATGCTGCCGGTCGTGCGTGACGCCAAGAACAGCCACCTCGGCAACAAGTACGCCAAGCTGGAGACGATCGACGCTGCCATGCGCCCGATCTACACACGGCACGGGTTCTCGGTGCGGTTCGGCTCAGCCCCCGCACCAACGGAAGGCTACATCCGCATCACCTGCACTGTGGCGCATGCTGGCGGCTACTTCGAAGAGAACTACCTCGACGCCCCGATTGCCAACCTCGGCTCACAGGGCGGTCGCACGGCCACGACAGGCGTGCAGGCGGTAGGCAGCGCAGTCACGTATCTACGCCGCTATTTGCTCGGCATGGTGTTCAACATCGTGCTGGCCGACGATGACGACGATGGGGAAGGTATGCGCCGCACCGTCGCTGCCGCCACACCCCGCCCAGAGCGCAAGGTGGACCAGGAGGTGTATGAGGCCGATCCAGCCCAGAACCGGTTCTACCGCCAGAAGCCCACCGAGCAACCCCAGCGCACCGACGAGCAATGGCAGGCATGGATCGACAAGCTGCGGGCAGCCTGCGCCGTGCTGAAGCGGCGCCAGGAGGTGGTGGAGATCGGCAACAAGCCATCGGTGGGGGACGCCATCGCCACCGCGCCGGACTGGGCACAGCGCGAGATCAGCGCCATCCTGGCCGAGAATTTCGCCCGCTTCCCGGCCGAGCCAGCCGACGACTTGGACGAGGTGGTGATAGCCGGCGAGGACAAGATCCTGGCTGGATGATACAATTCGGGCGGGAGCAGCCCTCGGAAGCCGCTCCCGCCCTACCACCAACCGAGAGGAAACCTCGATCGTGGCTGACGACATACAACCCCGAGTTGCCGTGCTTGAACAGATCGCCAAGGCGACGCTGGCGGTCCTAGGCGAAATGCGCACGGACATCCGCGAGATGCGTGGCGAGATGCGCAGCGACATACGCGGCATCCGGGATCGCCAGGATAGCGACTTCCGGGCACTGATCGGCCGGCAGGACCGTCAACTCTACTGGCTGTTCGGCGTCTACCTCGCTGGCACGGCCGCGATCCTCGGCGTTATGGCGCACGGGTTCCGATGGCTGTGAGCGCCGCTCATCCACTGTGATCGGATCGATGTGATGGGCTTGCTCGCTCTCGTCGTCATCTCGGCCCTTGCCATCCTAGGCCCCGGCACCCTGATTGCCGTGCTGATCGGCGCCGCCCCTGCGCTTTACGTGCTGCTCGTCGTCGGCCTGCTCATTGCAATCGTGGTCTTGTACAAGACCCAGCCTCACTGACCCGGCTGCGGCCGGACGGTGATTTCCGGTATGGCACCCAGCAGGCCGGCTGTGCTGGGAGCTACCGCCCCCGGTCCCATACCCCTCGCTGCCGCCAGGCGCGTCGCGAGCGGGCTTGTCATCAGCCGCCCCATGCCGGTGCCTAGCGTGGGCGGGACAGTAATGGCAGCCGCCAGCTTTCCTAGCTTCATCTCGCTACCGGCCTCCGCGATTCCCTGCAGGTACTGCATCCACCCCAACTGCTCTGCTGTGCCTGACGTGTTCAGATGGCGCTCAGTGGCCCGCAAGCGCTGCGCCACGGTGGTCAGGTCATCCAACTGCCCTTGCACCGCTGGCGTGTTGAAGAGCGCATTGTAGCCACCAGGCGTCTGCTGGCGCATGCGGTTAACGTTGGACAGGAAAGAGCCGGTCGAGGTGTCGTCGTAAGCGCCTGCTACCGAAGGCTTGGCGGTTTGCGCCTGCCGCAGTTTGAAAGCAGCGAGCGTATCAGCCGCATCAGGCAGCTCCTGCCGAACCGCCTGCATCGTCGTGTCGCCGCTGTTCAGGATGTTTCTGGTCGCCTGTTCTGGATCGATCGTCTCCTGCAGGGGATTGTTCGCCTTGGCAATCTTGCTGCCAACATTCTCGATGAACGTGTGACCGGCCGTCGTCACCGCGTTGGCGTTGTTGAACAGCGCACCCTGACCGTTCGCAACGGCGCTGTTTTCCATACCTTGCGCCAGGCCGCCATACATCCGTCGTAACTGCTGCATGCCGACAGCGTCAGCGATGCCAGGCGTGCCCATGGCGTCACCGATGCGCGTCCTGATCGCCTGCGCCTGCTCCCACGTCAGATTGCCACTGCCGATATCGGCAGTGAGCGCCTTGAGCCATCGCTGCGCCTGTCCCGATGCCCATGCCTTCTGCGTCTCTGGCAGGCTGGCAAGATTTGGCGGCTTTGCCGCATCGGTGAGTGCAGACCGAAATGGTGCTGCATCGACGGACGCCCCTGCCATACGTTGATTAAGCGGTGCCCACGCGGTTTCCTGCCTGCCCTGCGGCCCGTTGAAGACGTTGTCCACCCAGTTGCGATAGGTGCTCTGTAGGTGATCGCCGGTCGTCTGTGCAGTAACGCCGATCCCGGCAGGATCAAGCTGGCCGGCGGTGCGCTCTACCGAATTACCGAACTGGTCAACCGTCTGCTGCTGCACCGGTCGCATGACCGAGGAGGCGAATGGAATGCGCGACGCGGCAGCTTCGAGCGACTGGCCGCCCTCGCCACCCGCCACTGTTCCGAGCAGACGCGGATCGACGCCACTGCGCTGAAACGCCTGGTAGATGGGACTCATGTTGCCAGCGATGGCATTGACGCCTTTGACACCAAGGTTGGCGGCGGCATCAGCAAATCGTGCTCCGGCAATCGAGCCAGCGATATCGGCGGTTGGTTTGAGCCACGGCGGCACCAGATCGGACTCCGATGCCGTCTTGCCTGCTACAGCGCCGGCACCGCCCTGCACGAGCAGGCGCAAGGCATTCGCCACGGTCGGCGCGCCACCAGTCAGCAACGCTGGCAGCGCAGCCGAAGCACCACCAACGACGGTCGATACGTTCTGTTCTGTCGGCGTCTGAGGTGTAGGCAATCCGGCGGCATCAAGCGCCTTGTCTCGCAGGGTTGATGGCGCATCGGTTGGAATGCCAGCAGCACGCTGTATTGCTCTGCCAGGCCATGTGCCGACATCCAGCGCCATGATCGGCAGCGATGAAAGCCCCTCCACAGTGGCGCGTGTGCCAAGCCCAACGCCGCGCGTACCGGCGTCCCACAACCGCTTACCAGCCACCGACCACGAGCTATCCAGGATACCAGGCGTCGGCGCAGGAGCGAGCGGCAGAGCATCCCCCGATGGTGCCTGTTGCTCTGTGTGCTGGCGTTGCTGCTCAGCGAGCGGCGGTTGTGCCGCTACAGCATCAGCGGGCAATAGCGGGAGGTCGTCTCCTACTGCCATGGCCTGACCTCCAGCGTTTTGGTGGTCATGACATTGCCGTTGGCATCGCGTCTTGGCTGGCCAGGGTTCTTCGGATCAGGCACTGCCCAGACTTTGTAATAGGGTTTGCCGGGAGGCAGGGACTGCTCCCATTGCGCCTGATTGGCGCCACTCAACTGGCCAGTGAAACTTGGAATGATCGGCCCCAGTTCTTTGTCCATACGTTGCTGAGCGCTCTCGGCGCCGTCAGTGTCAAGGTTATGCGCCGAACGCATAGCGCCTGGTTTTGCCGACATATCGTCGGGGATTTTGCGGTTGAAATAGTTGTTCATCCAACTGTGCTCTTGGGCAATGCGATTGTTCATGTTCATCAGCATCGCGACGGCTTTCTGCTGCCCTGCAGGCGTCGAAAGCAGGCTCGGAAGTTGCGCCTTGAAGGCGTCCCACTCGTATTCTCGTAGCGCGCCAAGGCCGGTTGGTTTCATCTCGGTCGAGATGTTGGACACCAGGCCATTGACCAGGCGCACCGCATCGGCCGATCGGTCGGTAAGGATGCCGGCGGTATTGAATAGCGGCGCCAGATCAGGATGGGCATCGAGCACGCTGCCCAACGCGCCACCGCCCTTCGGCAGATCCTGGAGCACTGGCAGGAGTTGCGACAGGCCCAGGTTCATCTGATGCGCTTTTGTCGCCTGTGCAGCCATCGGCTTGATGGTGTTGTCCTGCGCGTATTGGGCTGATTGCTCCTCGATCTTTTGATGGAATGTCTGCCCGGCCTTCACCTGCTCCAACTGCACCGCCGCCGCCCGCTGTTTGTCGGCCTCCGCTGCCGCCTGCGCCAGCTCATCAGCCTTCAGCTTCGCAGCCTGCGCAAGTTCATCGGCCTTCAGCTTCGCCTGCTGCTGGCGGGTCATCTCCTCGCCGTAGAGTTGCCGTTGGGTATCCAGCGCATTCTTCTGCGCAGCCTGCTGCAGCTCGAGTGACTTGGCCTGCGCGTCCTGCTGCAGCTTGTTCACCGCCTGGGTAGCCGTGTTGTAGTCGGACAGCGACTTGTTGGGATCTCCGCCGCGTCCCGCGCGCGCCAGCGAGAGTTGCTGTGCGGCCGCGGCCTGCGCTGCCTTAGCCTCGGCCAGACCCGGGGGGGTGACCGTGTAGTCGGCGGCGTTGATGGCGATCGGATGCTGCGCCTGGAACTGCTCGAACGTCAGCCCGGCGGGCGCTGGAGACGCCGCTGGTGGCGGGGGCGTATCGGTGGCGGTCGATGGCGCGGCAGGCTCGCTAGGCCCGCTTGGAGGCGCTCCAGGCCCCGCAACCTGTGTCCCTGGACCAAACGGCAGCTTGTAGAACTGATGGCCGCCGATGACGGTGGAGGGCGTCTGCCCCGCTGCCCAGCTTGGGGTATCGCGCCCGAGGGCTTTCTGCGCCGTTGGGCTGTAGAAGTTGGTGGCGCCGCCGGTCGGGTCTTGCGCGTCGCCGCTCATCACCGGGCGTACGGCCTTGTTCAGCACGTCCTGATACAGCTGCGAGCCTGGATCGATCGTCTCAAGCTTAGCCCTGGTCGCCGGGTTGTTCCACGGCTCGAACTGGTTGGGCGCGAAGATGACGCTCTGCGCATCCTGCTTGCCTGCCGCCATCCGGTTCTTGATGACCGCCGCGACGCCCTGCTGTCCGGTCAGCGGCTCGCCGCCGGCCTCGCCGATGACGGTGCGCACCATCTGGTCCTCGGCGGGTGTCACGCCTGCCGGCAGGTTCTTGGCGATGAACGGTGTCAGCGCGACGCCGCCCCCGCCTGGCTTCCCAGCGCCTGTCGCTGTTCCCGGCACGGCTGGCGTGTTAGCGCTGAGCAGTGGGTTGGGGATGCTCGCCCCGTACTGCATCTGCAGCAGCGGCAGCGCCGTCTTGAGCCGCTCCAGATACTGCTGCTGCTGCCCTGCGGCGTATTGCTGCTGCGCCGCGAGCGTGGCCGCCGCCTGCTGCTCCGATCCTCGTTGGCTTCGTTCGGCGCCCTGGAAGCCCTCCGCGAAGGCACCGAGCGCCGGCTTGCCGGGATAGTAGCCAGAGCCCGCGATCAGCGATGTGCCGAAATCGCGCAGCGAGCGCAGTCCGGCCATCTCCTGCTGTGCTGGCGACATGACGCCGCTGACCTGGCCGCCGCCAAGTGCCTCACCGATCCGCGAGAGTAGCCCGCGTGTGACCGGCGTGGTGTCGGGTTGCGGCAGCGTGGGCTGTTGCAGGAGCTGCTGTGCAAGCGAGCCGTAATCGAGCGGCGCGCCGCCGCCGCCTAGGTTCTTCAGCGCCGCTAGTAGGTTTGGCGATGCCCCAGAGTAGTCAGGTGGGGCCTGTGTCTCGGTGTCAGGTGCTGCCATGGTTACAACCCCAATAAGCCGCTAGGCCGCGAACCGCCCTGGAGGTTGACCGGGCGCGCGTTGGCCGGGTTGGATGCGGCTCGCAGTGCAGCAACACGCTCCATCAGCATCTGCACGAGGCCGTGCATGCCAGCCGGGTTGCCGCTGTAGGCACCCGAGGAAGCCCCGCCCGATGCCGCTGACGCGCCTGCCGGCAGGTTTGACGCCGCCGGCTGCTGCGGGGTACCAGCCTTAAGCCCTTCCATCGCCTTGGCAAGACCAGCAGCGTCGATGCCACCGCCAGTGTCGCCTGGCTGGTTCCAGGTTCCGCTATCAACGAACCCGCCCTGGCCCACAGGGATCTGCTCGTTGCCCCACTGGGCGAGCACATCGGCAGTCGGTGTGAAGGTGCCATCAAGAGCAGTGGGCATCGTTCAGCTCCGTCGCTATCTCGTTGGTCAGCAACCGCAACGGCTCGCTGATCTCCTGATCGATCATCCGCAACCGCGCGACATACCGCTGATGGATTTCCGGATGCTGCCGCCGCAGCCACGCGCCACGTTTCTCCGACCACCAGGCAGAGCACCCAGCGCAATCCACGCCGTGCTCCAGCTCCGGATAGAACGCCGGCAGTGGTGCCCCGACGCGCGCCAGATACCCCAGCACGTCGGCGGTGCTCCACGTCTCCAGCGGGTAGAACACCTCGATGCCGTCCAGCACATCGCCGTCATGCGATGGCATGATCCGCATGTCGTTCTGTCGAATGCCGCTGATCATCATCGTGTTGCCGTCTGCCACGATCCTGGCAAACAGCGGGCCGGCGCGATTGTCCCGGCAGCAATCGTAGCGCGAGGCCAGCCGTGTGCTCCCCTCGCCCATCACCTGCCCGAGATAGTGTGCCGTATGCGGCACGAGATCGGTGGGGATGCCGTTGCGCTCGATCCAGCTTGTCACATCGGTTTGGACGCGGACGAAATGCGGCACCATGGCCTCGATCGCTGCCACGCTTTCGCGCATTTCCGGCAGCTCGTCCCCGGTATCAATGTGGTAGACGCAAATGCGGTCCCAGTCCTCCCGGAGTAGATACACGCACGCGAGGCTATCCTTGCCGCCGCTGAAGGCCAGCGCGATCTTGTCGTGTCGATCCAGGCGCTCGCTCATTGCCGCACCGCGCGCCAGGCGACCAGGGCGATCTGGCTGAAGATAGCGGCGCCATCCGGCACGATAGCGCAGGCCATCGAGAACCGCTCGGGATGCGGCTTGAGGCGCTCCCAGGACACGATGCGCCAGCCGGCTGCCTCGGCTGCGGCCTGTGTCTGCTCGACGCTGACGGCGTGGCATCCTAGCCGCTGCTCCATCAGCGTGTTGTCGCCGCTAAGCCGCTCGAAGTCGTACACGAACAGCCAGCCATCCGGTTGCACGAGACGGTGCGCCGAGGGCAGGGCATCGAGCAGACGCCCGTAGCACAACGAGTAGAGGAACATGGCCCCGGAGGCGTAGCCATCCGGCAGCGGGACGTGGTGGTAATCGGCCAGCACCCGCAGCATTTTCGGGTCGGCCATCGCGAGTTGCAGCGGCTCGCTGTTGACCAGCGCAAATCGCAGATCTGGCCGCTCGGCGCCCATCAACTGCGCCACGCCACCGATGCCGCAGCCGAGATCCAGTACCGTGGCGTCCTGCTCAGGCTCCATCATCGCCAGCAGCGCGCTGACGTGGGCCGCCTCGGTCAGCGCCAACGTGGCACCCTGAAGCACGTTGAAGCGCAGGCCCATAAGCGTATCCAAGGGGGCGGTGGGCTGCGTCATGCGATCAGCGCGATGGTACCGGCGACAGCGGCGGCAGTGCCGATGCCACTCGCAACTGTGCTCCCAACGCCGGGATTTGTGCTGCCCGTCGTGGTGCCGGTGGTCCCGCCTGTGCCTGACTGTGTGCCCGTGGTGCCGTAGGGTACGCCGGTCACCGCGCTGAGCAGCAGATCGAGATTTTGGACCGGCTGCTGCTGCTGCGCGTAGTAGTTGCCCATCGCCGCGTTGATCCCCGCCTGTTGCTGGCTCTGCTGCCCGGCGCCAATGCCGAGCAGGTTCTGCAGATACTGCTGCGGCAGTCCCGAGCCGGTTTGCAGCGCGTTGGTAAGATCGGTCTGCCCGTAGCCCGCCAGGGCGCTGCCGGCGTTGCCATACATCGACGCCAGATTGCCGGCCGCACCCTCACCGAGCTGCTGCCTGGTATTGGCGAGATTGCCCGCCTGGGTCAGCGCCTGGCCATACCCGGTGTTCAGCAGGTTGCCGAGGACATTTTGCTCATTGAGCGCGCCCTGCGCCTGCGCCATACCCTCCATAACGCCCTGCCGGCTACCGCCAAAGGCACCGGCCTGATTGGCGTTCGCGCCCACTTGCTGGAGGTTCTGCGCCAGCGCCTGGCGCCCCAACGCCAGCGTCGGATCGATGACCGATTGCGCGTATGGGCTCATCATGCTCATCGCGTCCTGCGCCACGCCTTGCGCGCTGGCCGGTCCCTGCCCCGCCCATCCCCCTAGCAGCCCCTGCGCCTGCTGAATGCCGCCCTGTAGATACTGTTGTTGCTGCGGCAGTGCCATGCCGCTGATGGCCGAATAGATGTTGCCGGTGGTGCCACCGATCTGCCGCGCCATCTGGTTCGGGTCGGCGTTGGTGCCGTAGTTCCAGCCGGCCTGGATGCCGGGCGACACGTCGGCAACTTGTTGACCTGGGTAGGGATTGAACAGGTTGGGGTCTTGCGACAGCGTCTGCGCGGTGCCGACAGCTTGCTGCGCCGCACCGGTCAGCCATGACGGGAGTTGCGTTGACGACGTGCCCGATGTGTTTGATGTGCCGTTATTTGCCGTTTGCTGGCTGCCGCCCTTGCTACCCATGGCGCAAATCCTTGTAGAAGTTAGGCAGCCACGGCTTCCATCCCGTAGGGGCAGCGACGCGGCCCCAGCCACGCCGGCCACATGCCGTCGCTACGGTGCAACCGTTCTCCACCGCCCATGGATTTATGTCGTGTTCCAGTGCGAGCACATCGCGCAAGCTACCAGCGAGGAGCCAATAGTGAACGGCTTTCCGCAGCGGGTAATCGTTGACCTCGGTAATGATCACCGCGCCTTCATTCTCCCAAAGTTGCGCCTGTCCTGCCTTCAGCATCCGCACCACGTCATCGAGCCTGTGTGTCGCGCCGCCATACTCCAGCGCCTTCTGTAGCCGGTGTGCCTTCTCGCCGCCGGAAAGGCTCATGGCACAACCTGCGCGGTGACCAGCGCCCCGGTCACATCGACCGATACATTCCAACTGCTGCCATCCGGCGCGCGCAGCACGATGGCTCCGAAGCTTGGCGTCGCGGTCGCATCGGCCTTGCGATTGATGGCGTTGGCGATCGCCGCCAGCCGCTGCTCGAGGCTGCCGCTGACCGGCGCGATGAACGGTGCTGGCGCGTAGGGTGTCGGCATCAGCGCTTCCCCGCCTTGGCCAGATCGATCCGGGTGCGACCGACACTGAACGGCGCATCGGCCGTCGCCTCGAGCCGCATCCGAATGCTGCGCCCGGATACTCTGACATCCATTAAACCATGACTAATCTTGGTGTACAACTCAGTATCGGTTTCAACGCTGTCCCACGGTTGCTCTTTCGCCAGGAATTTGAACCCAAAATTGGCTGCCAATGTGGGATCGGTGGTGCTGTCGAACACCAGTTGCTTGACCGCGAAACGAATATCCCCCTCGCCCTGATTGATGCTGCCGCTTTCCACGAACACCTCGCCGGCACTGGCGCGCGGTGCCCCGTTATCCGTCCAGCCGGTTTCGTGCTGGAACAGGCAGCCGCCGCCGCCTGTGGCTATGGGGTTGATGCCGCCGAGGATGGGATAGTCCAGCGTGCCGATACGATCGCCCGCGGTGCGTGCGCGTCGACCCAGCAGCCAGTAGCCCGCCACCGATCCGGCCTGGCCTGAATAGACACCTGGCAATACACCGCTGTAGTTCATCGCGATGTAGCGATTGCACTCGCCAGAGGCTGAGTTCTCATCCGGCCAGTCCCACCAGATTTCCGCGAACTGCGGATTGGCCGAGCCGAACAGCCGCCCGATGCTGCTGGCCTTCAGCACGCTGAAAAACCAGTTCTTCACATCGCAGCCCAGCACCTGCACGTTGCCGTTGTAGAGCCAGAAGTTCTGCAGGCTCATCCAGGCAACGAAACCGCCAGCGCCAGCCACCGCGCGCGGTGAGATGGGGCCACAGCCGGCCGCAATCTGGTTGATGCCATACGCATAGGGCGGCCCGACATAGCTCATCAGATGCACGTCGTTGGTGGTGAACAGCAGGATGCCCGCGGCCACCTTGCACGCGGTCAGGGCGTGGGCGTTGGTGACGAGCTGCTTGGAGCCGGCGAGGTTGGTCACGTCCGGCGCCCAGACCGTCATATCCTCCTGATCCGACCAGGCGACAGCCCGCGGATCGCCGCCTGCGCCATACAGCACGACCTGCCGCTGATCGGTGACGATGACGCCGCGGTTGCTGGTCGGCGCGTTGAGCACCTGCGCGGCTTTCGTGTTGGGCGTGTTCGGGTTCCAGCTATACAGATGTCCGTCCTGGGTCGGGACGACCACGAGCAGCTCACCGAACGTGTCCATCGACCACCAGTCGGTGACGTGGCCGAGGATGCCTGGCGGGCCGATCGGGCCGCCGCTGGCGCTGCTGATGCCATAGACGCCATCGCCGTAGAACCCGAGGCCATAGCCGGAGGCATACCCCGGCGGCAGGATCGGGGGCGTCCCTGTCGGGGTGATGTCGTAGAGCACCTGCGTGTCGAAGCAGTACGCCCACAGCTTGGTATCCGTGCCATACGCCGCCCAGCGCTTATAGCTGTTGTCGTGCCAGGTGATGATGTCTCTGGGAACGTCGGCAACGCCTGACGCGAACACCATGGCATTGCCGCCAACCGGCACCATGACCCCGCCGCGCCACCTCACGTTATTGCTGTCGTACCAATGCCCCGATGTCGCCTCGGAGGTTGACTGCCTCACGATGCCGGGGGGCGGTGATTGGGTGAGCCTAGGCAAGACATAGCGCTTCCAGGTCTGCCACGCGCTGGAGCAGATCCCGCAGGATGTCACCAACATCCAACCCGCCGGCCAGCAGCACATTGGTGCCATGGACGGTGCCGTGGACGGTCAGGTTACCGGCGGCGTCCAGCTTCATCTGCTGGATCGACAAAGTATTCCAGGTAACACCGCCGTCCGTCTCGCTGTACGCAATGTTAACACCGCTGCTCCACTGCAGCACGCGATTGGGGGCGATGCGGTAGATGTCGAAGTCGCTGACCTGTTGCGTCGCGATGGACAAGCCGCTGCCGCACGACACGCCGGCGACGGATGACAGGTAGGCACCGGCAGCGAGGCCGGCCGT